TGGCAATTCTTCCAACTCTGGATCCATTAAGGCACCTTTGATGGTGGTAAAGATCTGAGGACCAATGATGAATCTACGGATTGGATTTTCTGGAGTCTTGTCATCGCTGAGTGGATTCTCACGCACAAAGCCTTGGAAAATGTAACTGCGTTTCTTCCAATACTTGCGACCCATTTCTTCCAAGCTCTTGTCTTTGAACCAAGTGCGAACTTCGGTAAGCACTGGGCAAGTCTCACCCCACATTTCCACGCAAGGAACCTGAACATAGACCTGTTTGGATTCCATTTCACCTTTGATGCCATTGAATGGCAAACGGATCATGGCTCGTTCTTGCCAAAAGAATGTGTTCTTGGTGTTACCATCTGGTAAAAAACGAAGCGTGGCACTTTGGCCTTCTTCCATGTTCCAGTGTGGGTAGATTGCGGAGTCACCGCCTGTGGAGTTGTTACCGCCTTGTTTTGATTCGCTAGCGGCCAATCGTGCGCGAATTTCTGCTAAAGATGCCATAATAGTTGCCTTTCAAGTTTTATGGTTGTTGCCTATCTATATTACTAGATTAAATTACGTTGCTTGCCTAGTTATTATACACAGCTAAGTCTGTGTTTACAAGTTGAATTGGCAAAATAGTTTGCCTCTTCAGTTTTTATTTATCCTAAAGATAATTTTTTCTAATAATTTGTAACAAATTCCAAATATTGTCAAGTACGGTTATATTTTGAGACTCAAACCAGTCAGGTGATCTCGTCCAATCTTTAACATTAGAATGCAAAAAGTTGCTTCTAGGATATTTTCCAACCATTTGTATTTGATCAGAGCAGTACTGCTTTCTAAAAACTTCAATCAAATGAAACTCGCTCATGGTCATGCCGTCGCCGTGTGCATCAATTTTTTTTGAAAATATTAAAGAATTATGCAAATTTAAAAAATTAGTCAGGTGTTGTTGTTCAACATGCGTTCGTAACGATACCAACAAATCTCGAGTCAACACACGATAAGGAACATCGCTTACTTCCCAATGTTCTTTTTCTGGTCCCACAAACGGGGTATCTGTGCCCAACATGTAACCGGCGTAGCGACGATTCCCATCGTTTATTTTGTTAACTGTATCGGGGTAGTCGTGTATGGATACTGTTTCAATCTCAGGAGGTTCGTAAAAAATTACATCAGCATCAACAACCAACCAGGTATTGTCGGTGACTAATTGATCAAGATGTAATTTTACTAACTGTTGTCTAAACCAACCAGATATCAACATGTAATTAAAATCGTTTGATACCAATAGAGGTATCTGTGAAAATTGAACAAAATTTAAATCTGGAAATTCTTGAATCAGTTGTTGTTTAACATCATCTACATAGCTAGGCCAAGAATCAATATTGATATCGTCAACGACAATATCTATTGGTAAATTTGGAAAGTATTGTCGGATTGAACGAATACACAAGACCGTTGTAAAGAAATACCCTGGAAAGGTAGTTATTACAATGCGGTCTAGTTGCATCATTTCATGCCAGATAATTCTTTAAGTCGATCCAAAAATGACAAGTCTTTGGCAACTGGTTTAAGTTTACCAGAATGCCCATATTGTCCTTTTAATGGACTTGAATCAGCACCCCAACATTCTTCCATACCATGTACTGGGCATGATTCGCCAGACTCACTCATGTTGCACAATGCGCCTTCGTCAAATTCCTCATCTTCGAGGCTCATTGGAATAGCTTCTTCTATTTCAGCATGATTATAATCAGGAGCAGGGTGTGTGGCATCAGGAACGCCGGCTGTTTTTAAAATATCTGCTAGAGGATCTGCATATTCTGGGTAAGTAGGTTCCGATGTACCAACAGGATCTTCAGTTTGGGTGTAAGGATCTTTAACTGATTCCTCGGCGTAATCGCCATGCATAACGCTTTCGCGCTCGAGGCTGTAATCTTCGTCTGGTGCACCACCAACAATACCGCCGCCACGCAAGTGACTTTTGAGGTTTTGTGCTATCCATTCATATGGGTCACCATCGCGTGCTTTTTGCACACCATAAGGCATGTCGCCGGTATCGGAATAGTAGTCAAACAAAGCATCATACAAGTGCTCATCTAAGTCGCCGCCTTGCTCAAAATGGCGAACTTCATATTTGAAACGATCTAGGATATGTTCTAATGTTTCTTTGTCCTCGTCGATCATGCGGCTTTCGGCTAATTTATTGATATTGCCCGGAGCTCCCGGAACATGCTCTTGATCATCCATTTCGCTGCTACCTAAATCAGCTGGTGTGGATTCAGGTGGATTCATCTCTACTTGATCATCTACTTGAAGTTGTTCAATAACCTTGCGCACTTCAGGATGATCGCTCAGTTCACTCATGCGATCATAAATCACTTGGCGAGCATCAGCATTGGCATCGCGTTCAGCAAGAGCTTCTAACTGATCAAAAAGATGATCGTCACCTAAAAGATCGTATAACTGTTCGGTTGCATTGGTAGCATCAGCACCCACAGGTAAATCCTGTTGCATCAGTTCAATCAACTGATTTTGTTTTTCGGGAGTGTCTGGCAATTGCCATGTTCCTTCTGTTAGGCGCTCGGCCCAGGCTTCAAATATATTAGCTTCTTTCATGGCTTTTCCTTGTTGTTGTATGCGAGCCAGCAGTGGTAGTGCTTGCTCAATTCTGGTGTCTATGCTCTGTGTCACAAACAAATGTTTTAATCCTTCAATTACCACTTCTTCTTCGGTTATTTCTGCTGGATTCCAACTTTCAAAATAAGTTGTATATCCGCGACTGGTGCTCAAACTTTTTAAAGTTCGCTGTGTTGCTTCATAGTAGGCATTGGTCTCTTCAACCAAAGTTGCTGTATCACCTTCTAACAGTCGACCTTGGTTGGCTCGGCGGAAACGACTTAGGATATTCAGTTCTTCTACAATTTGTGCAATATGTTGTCCACGAATGTCGTAGGGTTTGCCGCCCATGCGTACATGTTCTACCATGGCGCGACCTCCTGACAATTTGGTAAAAGGTAACTTGTAGCGTTCGCCTTCGACGGTTTCCACAAACAAACTTTCTACATAACGAAAACGGGCATCACCTTCGCCAATTGCTTTCTTATGTTTAATCATCAACCGGGCTTCAGTTTGTTTGCCGTTCCAACTTTGTGTTTTGGTACCAGACCAAGATTCAAATAGGCCTTCTTTGATGGCGGCCTGACTTTGCATACTGTAGCGCAATCGATTAATGTTCTTTGGGCTAAACTCCATGAAGTTTTTGACAGCAAAATGTTTGAGTTGTTCTAAGAAAGCAAACCAATTGTCTTTATCATCGCCTTCCATGGTACGGCCCACATTGTCACCAAAATAAACTTCTAAATTGTTTTCGTCTCCTAACAAAATAACCACGGTACCGTAGTCTTTTCCAGAATCAGCACGAAAATCAAAGTTAAATAATTCGGCCTTGCTAGGATCTGGTGCGGGTTTCCCTTCAACATCTAACATTTCAGGGTTAAAATCTCGGCTGACTAACAAGTCAAAAAGTTGCCGTGCGGGTGTGTGTTTAGCCATAGTGTTGTATTTATGCGGTTAGCGCATTACACTAATGAAGGGCATGGGTTCCACTATAGTATCACCGTGGTCACGCATTTGTGTATCAATACCAGTATCGTAGGTTTGTAGTAGCTGTAGCATGCGTATATTCAACAGAGTGGCCATTACTAGGTCGTCAGTTTCGCCTGGTTTGGCTGCATAACTAACTCCGTGGGCTACAAAAGTTTTTAACTCTGAAATTAAAGCTGAACTGCGTATCTTCATTTTACCGCTTTCAATTAGAGTTTTTAACTTGTTACAGGCTGTAGATTTGTGTTTGTGTGTGGTATTAAATCCTTTACGGTATCTACGCCCATTGCCGTTGGCCGGTTCGCTAAGAAAATATCCTTGTATGTTTTCTTCACCAAATTCCGCAATACTGATCAAGGCCGCTTCACCAATGGTGTTGTTTTCAATGCTGTAGTAAATAGCTTCTGGATTTTGTACTGTTTCATTTATATGTTTGATAATGCCGGCCATGATACGCACCTGTTCAGGTATAGGTGTGCGATTGTGACGCCATTCGGCCACCTGTTCGGTAGTGTTGGCTTCAAATACCTGTATGGCTGCCGGGTCACCGCCAGTACCCAGGCTGGGATCTAATGACACCACATAGGTACGATCTTTGCGGGGATTTTGAAACCAACGAACTTGACCGGTTCGATACAAAGGTTCGTGTCCTTGTAGGTCGATCAGCTTGGCTGGAGCGATAAGCGTTTCGTCGTTGATAATAAATTCGCAACCCATTTCTCGCCGGAAACGGTCTTCACCTAACTGTGCTTGTTGTTCGGCTGCCCAGACTTCATCACGATCGGGGTGTTCATTCCAGTAACTACGAAACGGTCTAAAGCCGTTAATACCCACTGCTGTAGGATTACCGTAAGGGTCCTCCAGCTTGTTAGCGCCTTTCCATAACAAGGCAAACTGATCTTCGTCCGAGTTTGGAGTACTAGTAATAATTGCTTTACCACCAGTGGCCAAAGTAGGACTAATTGAAGTCCAAAATTCTTTGGCAATACCGGGTCGTACGAATGCAAACTCGTCAGCGTATAAGAGCGATATACTCATACCACGACCGGTGTTTTCAGTTGTTGTGGCTGATATAATGCGACTTCCGTTTTCAAAATCAATGCTACCACGATTATAATTGGTCACACCGGCACGGATATAGTCGGGACATAGCTCGTAAGCATAGCGTACCCGTTGCATGATCTCCTGAGCCCCGGCATGTTTATGTGCTGAAATTAGTATGGTCGAGTCTGGAACAAACATAGCCACCCACAGCAGGTAACCAGCGGCCGAAGTTGACTTGCCAGTTTGCCGTGGCATCATGGATATACTGAATCGATAGTTGTGATAGGTGTGTATCAGGCGTTTCTGATAGTCGTAGGGATGGTACAACATCTTGCCTTTGACCGGATGTTGTATATAAAAATAATTGCTTATGAAGTACTCGGGCCCATAATCTGGATCTGCACACTTGACAAACTCTTCTAGTTGATAGTCAGTAAACGGTGTAGTCCGATACGGAGCCTTTACTAAGGTATCTTCAGTCTTGGCCATACACTAATTTATGGTCTTTTTGATTTTTATTTCCAGGGATTTCGACAATAGACACGCATGGTATTGTTGAGATTTCTTTGTCCACCTGGCGGTATATGCAGTCTGGGTATACCATCTTTGGCCGTACGGTCTTCGGGCATGTCAGTCACACCGCTGAATTCTCCAAATTGATCCCTAATCCAATCCATATTGAATATACCTGGCTCTAGACCTTGTTCATCAACAAAACGCTCAATTGCACTGTTTTGCCAGCGACATTGATTCCAGATTGCTTCATAATCATTTTCGTAGTAGTAATAGGCATCATATTCCAACAAAAATCCTCCGGTGTGTTCCCACCAAACATAACATTTATGATCTTCCTGCCAGGTTAGCACTATGGCAGCATCAGGCCATAGATCAGCAATCTTGTCAAGGTGATAGGAAAAATGATGACTTTTGTGTATGCGTATTGACTTGTCACCGGTTTTGCCCATCCAAGGTGCACCCAACATTTCTACAATTTCAGGATGTTCTTCATCATTATAAACACCATCCAACTTGGCTTCTATTTCGGCCTTGGTGTAGTTACGAAAGCCCAAAATCCACTCATCAAATTCATTCCCGGGGCTAAAAAAAGCACCCATGTGATTGTAAGTTTTTTCTGTGTTGCCAGAGCAGTGTAATCTACCGGGTATGATATCGGTGTTGTCTACATTGTCTAAAGTACCGCGCAGGCACTTGTCCACGCGACCCCAGGTACTACCCGGAGCTCCGGTTAAAAAAATCCTTTTTATTTCTGCCATGTCCAAATTATCCTTTTTCTATCAGTTAATGTTACGGGTTTGACAATCTTTAATCCGTACTGTTCGGTTATGTCAACTATGTCCTGCAGTTGCCAGGCATAAGCGTTGTCCGGAGTGTCTTGACGATTGATACAGGGATTGACTCGCATGTATATACGACCACCCGGACGGCACCAACCAATCACTCGATCCAACTGTTGTTGCACCAGACTAAACGGTTGTATGTTGACACTGCCTAATGCCAAGACCACATCAAATGATTCCGGTTCAGCATCATAGTCCATAAGGTCTATTAGATGATCGGCTGCTGGGTTATTGGCATCAATTCCTACCACATTCAAGCGACCCTTCAGCAGATTGTATCCACAACCAACATCTAGCACTTGTTCTGTATTGCCAATTTCGCTGGCAATTACATCATATTCTTTGCGGCTGGTTTCTGGAGTTTTCCAGTGATTTCCACCAAAAAAATGTTTGAGATAATCAGGATCGTTGACATTCATGCCATTATATATGCTTGATGCAGGCTCACGGACTATTTCTTTTTGTTGGATCCGTATGGGTTTTCACCTGTTAGGCCAGGTCTGGCAAACCATAATTTAATCCAGTCCGGGTCCGGTGGTTTGAGTCCGTGCTGTCGAGCATAACGTTGTACATGTGTACCAGTTTTACTAATGTTGGAACCCTCCAGGGGTTTAAGCCTGGAGGGTCCGTATACACCTTTACCAAATTCATTGAATCTCATAGACTATGAATCATGGAATACTACTGTCCTAAATTAAAACGCATACCTGTGGCTTGCTCGACAGCAGATACAGGCACTTGATACTTGGGCAAGTCAGCTACCGGTAGTGGAGTATTGGGCATTAACCAGGCTTCTACTTTACGGCTGTTCTTTTCAATAACGATCTTGTATAGGCGTGTTGGAATACCTAGGCCGTTGCCGATTACAGGATGACCTTGATCGTAAATACCACCTGAAATGATGTAGAAATCTGTGCCGGGAGCCATGGCCCACTGACGCTCAAATGTTTCCAACTGCTTCCAGATACCACGGTTGTTGTTGGCCACTTGTGGAACCATGTTAGACAGGTTGAAACTCTCTGACATAATGGCATCGTTCTGTGTGTTGTTGCCGGCAGGAGCCATGTGTCCACGGTCATGTGTTTTACCAACTACGGCATAGTCAGCCAAACTTGCCGAACACTGTGGAGCAACACTTGCGTCTGGGTGAAAGTTGTCTTTGCGCTTGGCAGGACCTGTCATTGCGGCCACTGTTAAGTGCTCAAATACTGCTACCGGTGCCTTGACACTACAGCGATGGATCACAGCATAGTTCATATGGCAAATCTCTTGATCACCAGGCTGTGCCTGATACTGTGGTGTGCCGTTTGCTGTAAATTGCGGACACTGCTGATTGATCTGTGCTGACGCAAAAATAGGTGCGCAAAGCACAAGAGCTAATAAAATCTTTTTCATGTTGATTCCTTTTTCTATAATGTACTGCTGGTTTACTACTTATCTAGGATAACCTTTAAATCCTGTTACAGGACTGCGCTTGACCACATCGGGCATTTCTTCACTAGACATAGTGGCCACTTGTATGGCATCACTGCCAGGAAGTCCCATTGCCTGTAGGGCATCGCGTATGTATTTGCCTGTGTGAGGGTCGTAGCTGACTACAAATTCATTTTCACCAAAAATGCTATCTTGTTCAAAATTAGGAACATCATCTTTGGCTCGTTGAGCCGCACCTTTTGCTCCAGCAATAGCCACACCAAAGCGATACTGTAGGTATGGGTCTTGATTTTTTAGTGCTGGTATTTTCCAAGCGCCAGGAAGAGCTAGAGCAATATCCTGCTGTAAACTACCGGTGCGGCCCATGGCCACTTCGACAATAAACTCTCTAGCTCTCATCTTGGATAACCTGCAAATCCTTTGATAGGGCTGGTCTTGTGGGTATCATCAGTTTCCCTACTGGGGCCGCCCCATTCTTTTGCGCTGTTGTCGCCCATGTGTTTAGCGGCTCGATCCAGCATTTCTTTTTCTACATCGGTATAGGCGCCAAATACTGGATCACCATTAATGTAGGTGTCCTTAGGCATGTGTCCGTCAGGAGTGTTTCCAGCACCTGCTCCGGCCAATGCAATACCGTAGTTGTAGTGTCCTATAGCACCCAGTTTACCTAGATTGGCATTTTGATCCGGATTGGTACGAAAATTGTGGAGGCCGGCTAAATGATGCTGATGCATCTTAGCATTTTTCTTCTCAACAATAAATTCACCGGCTCTCATCTTGCGTAGCCTTTGAATCCTTTTATTGGGCTGATCTTGTGTGTGCCTTCTGGTTCTAGACTGCGATGATCTGAAATAACATGATGGTGATCAGCTCCTAGGGTTTTCATAGCACCCACAATCATGTTGTCTTCTTCTTTGGTGTAAGGGTGTGCTGTGTTGTATTTTTCAACCCAGCTGTTTGGATCCATTTGATCTTTAGGAATGGCGTTTTTTGTTTTACCATCATGCATGGCAACTGCCATCATCATGAGATTTAAATGATTAGTACGATCGTAACCGCCGTTGTCACGCATACGACGAGCGGTTGGCATTACTGCTTCTTGGTCCGGATGTAGCTTGCCTTCTTTTTCTTCGGTGACAAACTCTCTAGCTCGCATGATTAGTGTCCTGCGGTAGCTGAACTCGCTGTGCCAAGTTCTCTGGCAGTAAAATTACTACCAGTGATGGTTAACTTGTTGCCGGCGCCAACATAAACCTGCTGTCGATTATTAGCAGCAACTTCAGGACTGCTGTTGGCATATAGATTTCCAGCCGGTGCCAAGTTCACTGTGTACTGCACATAAGCTGATGCATTACCTACATTGGCCGTAGCTGGTTGACTCAAAGTCACCTGTGTAATAGCGCCAGTAGAGGCTGTGGTGACTGAAGATACTGTATAAGTTGCATTGGCCACACCGTTACCAGCGGCCACTGTAGCTCCAATTATGTTGGCTGCTGTAAAAAAGTTGGTGTTGATATTGGCATTGCCGGAGACCATGTAGCCGCCAAAAGTGATAGGTTGAGCCACTGTTACCTGGTAGATATTGTATGTCACTGTAGTATTACCGGTAACTATCTCGCATTTATCAGTATACCATGTTGCATTTGATACTGAAGTGTACACATTAGCCATTTTGATTAACCTTTATAATTTTTCCAAGTCTTGAACAGGCTACGCTCGAGTTCTACCGACTCTTCCATGCTGATCTGACGGCGTGCTTGATAGTTAGGAATACCACCGCCTACCATAGTACTTTGACCTGTTGACTTGGGCTTGTTCAATCCGCCCGACAGGCGTTGCAAATGTGGATCGTCGCCACCGGTCACTGTTGGATCAGTGGGCCAATCCAACTTGTTTTCTTCTAATTCGTTGCCAAGACCAGCCAATTTCAACAACATTAACAATTTAGCAGCTTCTTCCCCGTCGGCTTGTACTGTGATGCTGGGTGCTTGCTCCATATCGCCGCATTCTTCCATATTAGATTCAACTGTGATGCTTTCAGCGATCATTTGTTCTACCGAAGTATTGAGGCTTTCGTATACACCTTTGCCAAACGAAATTCCACCTTTGTTGCTTTTGCCGCTGGTTGTAGCTGTTGCTACACTACCTGCTACAGTTGTTTCGTCAACTTTTTCTTCTTTGGTTTGCTTGTCTTTGGCGGCCTTTTTCATTGATTCTTTTTTGTTGCCATCCTTGTCCAGGTCAAGAAAATCCGGCTTGTCAGCTTCTTCCATCTTGCCCTTTTTCATGGCATAGCTGGCGCCCAAGGCCTGATTGATACGCTCTTTTTTGCTTTTGCCAGTAAATTTAGGATTCTTGCTGTGTACAAAATCATGGATTACATCACCGGTTGGTGTATTCTTGGTGATTTTTTCAGCAATACGGATGCCTTCCTCGCCAGTATCATGCTCTACACCACGCTCGTGCTGTGACAGGATATAGTCGCTTACACTGGTCATCATACCTTTGATCTGGCCAATCTTTTCAATTACCCAGGTTGGCAAGTTTTCTTGATCACGCAAATGCTTTTCAAGTTCCGTAGCATGACGAATTACCGTGTGCATGTCGCCCTTGGCTTCGCTACCTTCGTTATCGTACTCACCACGATCAGTTAAAGGAATACCATCTTCTTTGACCTTGCGTTCACCTTTGTGCTTGTAGGCATGCTTGGTAGTACGCTCGGGACCTTTGGCTGGTCCTTTTGGACGACCTTTTTTCTTGATGGTAATTGTGGTTATTTCTTCATCATCATCAGACTCTGGCTCTTCTTCTCGACGGCTGTAAGTAGTTGCTTTCATTCCGCCTGGGAGT